TACTTAAAAACTCTTGCATAAACACAGGTGTATCACTACGTTTAAGATCAAGACCCATTGCTTTTACTTTACCTTGTTTACCGTCTTTGTCCATACGTTCTCCTTCGAGATCGTAGATAAGTGCCGCATAACGTTTCTTAGTAATAAACAATCCGCTCTCTGCAACAATCTCTCTAGCCGCCGCAATAACGTCCGACCTGCTCTTTGGACAATGAAATGCTTCTTGCATAAACTTTGGAAAGGTAGTATTAGCCGCTTCACAAACTTGATCATAAAGTTTAATTACATTATCTTTATCCCACGGAATCTTACCTGCGTCAATATCTTTTTGTAAGATAGGCCAAGCACTAAAGTAACAAGAGTCAGTATCACCGTAAATCATTGCATCACCTGTGTGATCATATGTGCCTGTAATAGTCTTGTTAACTTCTGCACTCATATGCTTAACAATAGCTCTGCCACTTAGTGTTGTACTTTGTCCAATACGTTTGTCAAAGAATCTACAACCTGGATTAAGAATAGCACCATACAAACTGTTCAAGTTAATCTTTTTAACTAGCTGTCGTTTATCCCAGAATTCAATTTCAACTTTGTTACCAGCATCAAGAGCTTTGCCTTTCATTTTTTGTAATTCTTTACGTTCACTATACCAACGTTTAAGTAGTCCAGGAATAACTCCGTCAAACTCGTTAGTTATAATAGTACCGTTAGCAGTTAGCATCCAAGGCTTGTGTGAATCAAATATTAACTTGTGCATCTCAGCACCACTCATTATAACTGTTTCACCAGTTTCAAAGTCAACATTAAGACTAATGTCTTTACGCTTTTCCATAACTGCTTCATACTCTATTGTAGCAAAGCGGCCTTCCCATGCACCAGCAAATGATTTCTTTTGAAGTGTCATTGCATCTTCTACCATTGCATTAGTTAAATCAGGACGTAGTTGTCCTATAACTGTTGCTGGATCCATGTTCAATGCACGAATAACTGATGGATACAATGAGTTCAAATCCATTGAACCAATCCACTTGTGCAATCCTTTCTTAGGAAATGCTACATAAGCACCTGCCGCAGGTTCACTGCCTGGCTCACGTTTAATTCTATTAGGAACTTGTAATCCTCTATGATGTGCTTCGTTAATAATTGCTTGTTCTGTAACTGCAACGGCACCCATTGTAGTTTGTAGTAACACCGTGTTACTATGTGCAAGTTCGTTACTAAGATCAATAAACTTTAGTTTCTTATCTAGCTTGTCTAGTAGTGCAGTATCTTGTCTGTTGTACTCAATAAATGTTCGAAAGTCATTGTTGTAAAGTTGATCAAGTGTACCTTCGTAAACAGTCTTGTTCTCACCAATCTCTAGTTCACCAATAGCGTCAAGTCTATATGTGTGTCGTTCTTCATAGGTATATTTACGATACAATTCTAAACTATCTAAATGCACTCTGCCTATTAGGTCATAAGTAACAGCTTGTTTTCCATACTTTTCGTATTCACGTTTCTTAGGAAGTTGTTTCCACAAACAAAAACGTCTTGTGTCATCTTTGCTTAGTACACGAGCAACACGATTCACAGTATAAGGAATATCATATCCTTCACTATTCCAACCTGTTAGTATATCGCTATCTTGTATAATGTCAAGAAATGCTTCTAGCATATCAGACTCTTTTTCATACAAGTAAGTATTAGGAAATTCTTCGCACTCTTTTTCTGCGTCTGCCATGCTTAACCCCTTAGGAGGTATTGCAAATGTAACTAGAGTATCTAACCATTGTAGGTGTACACTAATAGCAGTAATAGGCATAAACGGATCACTAGGATCAGCAAATCCACGTTCAGGATCAAAGTCAGTCTCAATATCAAAGAACGCAACGTTTAGTTTAGGTGACTCTACATTTAAATAGTTTTCACTTAGGCATTGAAAGATTGGGTTAATATCACTTTCGAATAATTCTTTGTTTGCATTGATTGCAAGTTCCTTGCGGAACTGTTTTGTATTTTTACAAATAATTCTACTTAGGGGATCGCTGTAGATACTGTTGTACTTGCCCTTAGGATCTTTATAATAAAAGGTGTACTTAATTGGATATTCTGTGTAAGATCGTTTGCCGTCTTTACGTTCCACAACTCTGATAACGTCTTGATCGCGATCGAATTGTGCGTCTACATAACTCATATATATTCTCCTTGCATGTCATTTGGGGCTGACAAATACCAATAGTGTCGCTTATGGCCGACGATTACCTTCTTCTTTAAAATATTCTTTTGCCTCTCGTGCCTTATCGTCAATCCAAATGTCATAATGCGGCTTTCTAAAACTTAATGTTGTGTACAATACACCCCATTCTGCAAATTGGTCTTTAGTAAGCTCGCTCCAATCTTTGCCTGTTGTACCGCCTCTAGCAGTCCAATAATGTATCTCATTGCCTTCATTATACAACCTATTAAAATGTTGTATACGTTGTACGTCAGGTTCACTTAATACATACTCACTGTTACTATTATAACAGATTGTTCCGTCTATGTCAACCATATATTTCATAATATAAACAACTGTACTAATGCCCATGCGTTCATTGCGGTGAACCAACTGCATAGGATAATTACAAATGCCGCTTGCCTAATAACTGCACTAACAATACCCAAAATACTTCCAATTAAGTATAATGGTACAAATATTGTTGTTGCAGGATCTAATATAGTAAAGCTCAAAATTGCACTCGCTGAGATTAAGAACAACGCCTCAACCATTTCGCAATAGAATGCAACCGGACTTAGTTTATAGCTATTTTTAAAGAATTTGATTACGTTATTCAAACCTATTTGTCCTTGCCGACTGTTGCGACAAGAGTCTCTAAATCATCAAATTCATCAGCAACTTTATGCCAATCACCTTTGAATGCTACTTTAATTGCTTTGTTAATAAGACTTGGCTTCATGTCAAGTTCTTCTGCTACTGCTTTAACAGTATCTTTAAGACCTGCACTTAAATCGTCAATCTCTTGCATAACGTTAGCACCTTCATTAACCAAACGCTCTAGTTTAGCTTTCTCTTCAACACCGTATGTTCTATCACTCACTTGTATTCTCCTTAATTGTTATATACATTATACACGAACTAAATCTGTTTGTCAACAACTTATTCGGCCTGTGGTCGCTCAATAGTTAAATTGCCCGCTACGACTATTCTTTCTCGATCGTTCTTTTGTTCTGGTACGCTATGTGTTACCCACCCTGGAAATACAACCATAAGTCCTGAATTTAGATATATTGCATTTCCGCTTGTTGGAAACACTAACGGACTATCTTCAGGTGTCGCATCTACATAATATGTAAAACTCCAAATTGCAGGGTGATGTGCATGGGCATTACAACTATCGCCCTTTTTATATAATGCACCCCAGCAATCAGTAACAACATACTTTCCTAAATTTGGTAAGTCGAGACCAGCTTCGACAACGTCAATTGCAAAATTAATTATCTTTTCAAAATCGGGATCTTTAAACATTGTCCATTTAGTCATGTCAGCTTGAACGTTTGTTTTTCTATATTGAAGGTCACCCTGGGCTCGAATCTTCTCTGCGAGTATTGGGTTAATTGTTTCAGCTTCGGGATACACCATTGTAAATACATCGGCTGTTTCGCTGAAGGTTAAGTTTTGCACGTTTGGTATCATGCAAATATTTATATAGGGGGGGTTTAAATAGTCTTAGAGCTGGTTAAGCAGTCCAAGGACGACCTGTTACAAGTCCGCCTGAGTTAGCATTATTGTCTAATGTATTGTCTGTTTTATATCTTGTGGGTAGTTGTGTAGCATCAAGTGTATTTCTTGCTCTGTAAGAAACAGCATCTGTATCTGTTGATCCACTAATAGTACCATTTGCGGCAACTGTTTTGCCTTCACGCTTTGCAAGTGCCTTAGCAAGTTTAGTATCTTGTCTTAGCTTTTTGTTTGCTAGTGTTGATATTCCGTTAGCGGCCATTACTTTTGCTCAGGTTCAGCTTGTTGCTGTCCAGCTTCAGCTTGTTTCATAAGTGCTTTGAACTTACCAAACAGTTGAGGATTTGACATCATGCTCTGTATAGCAGTTGCATATGGTGCAATAGCTTTAATAATATTTGGAGGTAATGTTTCGCCTGAGGATATTTTATCTAATCCTTTTGCAACTTGAGCACCACTTGCCTTACCACCAATAACACCTTTAAGTGCAGTTGCTTTCTGTGCAACCTGTTGTGCTAGTTTTGGATCAGGTGCTACGTCTGGTGCACCGGGTGCTTCAGGAACGCATTTGTTTACACGCTTACCTTTGTTCTTTCCAGTACCTTTTTGTGTACCGGCTTTTTTATAACCATCCCAGCACTTGTCTGGTCCTGCTACTTCTTTTACAAATTTGTTTTTAGCTTTTTTAAATTGTTTAAATCCTGTTTCAGGATCTAATTTAACTGCGCCGTCGGACCAATCTGTTCCGGTCCATGTCCAAGTTGCTGTGCCATCGTTATAAGCACTACCTGGTTTTAGGTCGCTTACTTTCTTTGGTTCTTTAGCTTTTGGTGCTGTATCTTTAGCTTTATCTTTAGGCTTATCGTCTTTTGTAGAAGTGTCACCTTTGTTAATCCAATCATCAGTTTCTTTATCGTCAATACCGCCTTTTGGATCTATAGGCTTTTTATTACCATGTGCGCCACCATACTTAGTTGACGCTTTAGTTGCAACAGCATCTAAGCCTCTAGCAATTCTAGTGTTCTGTACATAGTTGTCAATCTTGCCAAGTGATGCTTTAGTGTTTAACCAACCACCGGGTGGAGCTTCGTTGATGTTATCGAACTCATTTGATAAATCAGTTAACTTCATTACTTGTCAAGCCAAATCTTTGAAAGTTTATCACCCATTGCTCTAATCTTTTCTGCTTCAGATGCATTGCCATTCTGAGTAACATTTGTTTGTACTGCTGTTACTACAGGTGGTGGACCTTTTACAACTGGTGCTGTATTTTGTGCATTAACTCTATTAAAGACTGCGTCTGTGTCGACTGGTTTAAACATATTATTCTCCTAATGATGCTGATAATTTATTCATCAATGATGTTTTATAATCTGTTGATTCATTTTTCATTGCGGCAAATTTATCTGCTTGTTTTTTTCTAGCGGCTTTATCTTCAGCATCCATCTTTGCGACATTCTTATTTCTAAGAGCATCTAACTCTTTACCTTTAAGTTGATCTTTTGTAGGTGCTAAATCTTCTGCAACCGCATTACAGTTACAATGTTTACAAGTTGGAGCACATTTACAATCTTCTGCTTTAACGTCTGCACCACAACACTTGTCTGAACAATGTGTGTCTTTTGATTCTGCAACTTCGTCAAACTTAACTTGATAGTCCATGTGATGATAAACACTACCTAAGTAG